AATTTTGCAACAAGTGGTATTGTAACTATTGCATCAAATGATATTGTCAAGATTGATGATGAATTTATGAGAGTTACTTCTGTAACTGGAACTGGAACAACAATCTTTGTTCAAAGACCAATTCTTGGATCAGTAATTGGACCACATACTGGTGGTTCAACAATTGAAAAATTTGTTGGCAACTACACAATCACAGGTAACACAATTAATTTTGTTGATGCTCCTTATGGTAATATTCCTTTGAGCACATCAACAAATCCACCAGATGAAAGAGATTATACAGGTATTTCCACAAGATCTACTTTCCATGCAAGAGTCTTTACAAAGAGAGGTATAGAAGGATCTACAACTGAAACTTATAATACCAACTTTGTACTTGATGACATATCGCAAGGATTTACAGGTGTCACAAGCAACTTTACTCTCAAATCTGATGGTGCAAATCTAAGTGGAATTACATCAAATACAATTATGCTTGTGAATAATATTTTCCAATCACCACAAGGTGTTCAGGGAGATGAAATTGGTGAATATCAAAACTTTGAAAGTTCAGGTGTAACCACCACTAGATTTACAGCAGGTCTTGGAACACCAACTGGATATGACCAGAATATTGGTGGTCTTCCAATTGGAGGAATGATTGTATCTGTTGGTTCATTTGAAGGTGCTGGATATCAACCACTGGTGGGTGCAGGTGGAACTGCTGTCATATCTGCTGGAGGCACTGTACAATCAATTAGTATTGGTAATAGTGGTTCAGGATATAGAACAGGTGTTGTGACAGCATACAATGTGGGTGTACAAACATATGCAGGTGTGTTGCCTGTACTGACTCATGTTGGCACTGCAACAATTAGCAATGGTCATGTCACAGGATTTAATATCACAAATGGAGGAGTTGGATTTACAAGTTCTAATCCACCTGTTGTTGTTATTGATGAACCTCTCAGTTATGAGGATATTCCCCTTGTTTACTCTTCATCTTCATCTGGTGTTGGTACTGAAGCATCAATCAATATAAAAGTTGGGCAGGGATCAAGTATAATTGAATTTGAAATAAATGACTTTGGTTATGGATTTAAGAAAACTGAAGTTTTGACAGTTCCTGTAGGAGGAGCAACTGGTATTCCAACTGATTCTTCTGCTTCATTTAGTGAATTCCAAATTACAATTCAAGATGTGTATAGTGACAACTTTAATGGATTTACTCCAGGTGAATTCCAAGTACTTGATAGAATTGATAATCTATTTGACGGAGATAAAAAAGTGTTCCCACTTACTCTCCAAAATGAACCTATTTCAATTAGAGCATCAAGAGAATCTAACATCCAAGTAGATCAAACTATGCTTGTCTTTATTAATGATATTTTGCAAGTTCCAGATGTTTCTTATACATTTGAGGGTGGAAGTCAAATTACCTTTAATGAAGCACCCAAAGGACCTGGTTCAGGTATCCCAGAGGGTGATACATCTAGAATCCTTTTCTACAAGGGCGCAGGTTCCTCTGATGTTGTGTTTAGAGATGGTGAACAAACAATAAAAATTGGTGATTCAGTTGAATTGAATGCTGATATTGATGGAGGTCAAAGTATATACTTTGATCAAAATAAGAGAGTTGTAACTGGCATAACAACAATTGATGCTGTGCAAACTAATCTTTATCCTGGTCCTGGACTTGCAAATATTAGAACTTTGACAAGACCTCTTACTTGGTGTAAGCAAACCATAGACAGGAAGATTGATGGTCAGTTTGTTGGCAAAGATAGACCAAAATATGAACCAGCAATTTTCCCTGCTGCTTATCTGACATCATCTGTAGGTATTGGTTCTACTTTAGCATATGTTGATAGTGTAAGACCATTATTCAATATTGCAAATGAATCTTCTAATAGATCATTCCAAAACTCTGTAACTCTCATTTCACAAGATTCATCAAGTGATGCTATCGCCACTGCAACTGTTTCTACAGGTGGAACTATTTCATCTGTGACTCTTACAAATGGTGGTTCAGGATATGATTTTACTCCTACAGTAACCATTGCAGGTATTGGCACATTAGGCACTCAGGCAACTGCTACTGCCTCTGTAACAGCAGGAGTGGTTACAAGTGTTACCATTACCAATGGAGGAACTAATTACTCCACACAACCATTAGTGTACATTCAACCACCTAGAATTACAAAGGAAGTTGTCAATGTAAATTCTTACACAGGAGATTATGGTGTAATTGTTGGTGTTGGAAGCACAGCAGTTGGAGCACAAAAACAATTGTTCTTTGACACATACATTCCAACTGATTCATTCATGAGAGATGCAAGTGTTGTTGGAACTGCTGTTACACTCAGCAATGTTCAGTCTGGTGATCTAATTGTAATTAAAGACACATTTTTATCAATTGGAAGCACATTTGCATCTGAGGTTGGTGTTGGCAATACTTTCCTTGATTGTGTTTATAAAGTTGGTTCAGCATCAACTGAAATGGTAAAAGTCTATACTGAAAACAGTGCTGGTATAACAACAGCAGTCATGAGAATCACATGTAATGTTGATACATTTGGTCCAGGTATTGCACACACTGTAAGACCATTTATGGGTAATTACAGTTGGGGTAAGATAGTTTTTGAAGAAAGAACAGATACCAAAACCTTTGATGCATATAATAGCACTGGAGTCACTGGTCTTTCAACTTCAGGTCTTGTTCAGAGAAGTGCTTCTCTGAAGTTCAAGGACTACACATAATCCCTATAAATAAACAAAAAAGTCCTAATAAAATGGCTGCGATAATAACTGATCAACTTCGTATATTAAATGCAAAAAACTTTGTTGCTGGAGTTCAATCCAGCAGCAATTCTTATTATACGTTTATTGGTTTGCCAAATGCCAGTGATTATTCTTCAAGTTGGGAAACATCACCACCATCTCCAAAAGATAGTCTTGATCAGTCTAATGATTATTGGGACACAATGATTGCCTTGAAAAAGGTTACTAGTGGTGATGTGACTCAGGTTGTCTCAAAAAACACTTGGTCATCTGGAAATATCTATGATATGTGGAGAAATGACATTACAAGGTCAAATCCTTCGCAACCATCTGGATCATTCAACATCTATACATCAAATTATTATGTGATGAATAGTGATTATAGAGTTTATATTTGTCTCTATAATAATGCAAGTCCAGAGAATAATTTTAAAGGAAGTCCTTCACTGGATGAACCAACTTTTACTGATTTAGAACCAAAAGCAGCAGGTTCAAGTGGTGATGGATATATTTGGAAATATCTCTACACAATTAAACCTAGTGATGCCATCAAATTTGATTCTACAAATTATATTCCTGTTCCTAATAACTGGGGAAATACAACTGAAACAACAACCGTCAAAGCAAATGCTGCCTCAAGTGGTCAATTAAAAATTATCACTATCAGAAATAGAGGTGCTGGTCTTGGAAATGCAAATACATATACAGGTGTAAGCATTAAGGGAGATGGAAGAGATGGCAAAGCAACTGTTGTTGTAAATGCTGATAGCAAAGTCCAATCAATCACTGTTACAAATGGTGGTTCTGGATATACATTTGGATCAATTGATCTCTCTGAAGTTGGTATAACAGGTTCTACTGATCCAGTATTCAATGTAATTATTCCACCACCAGGTGGTCATGGTCATGACATTTATAGTGAACTTGGTGCATATAATGTTTTAACATATTCAAGATATGAAAATGATACTGATAACCCAGATTTCATTACTGGAAATCAGTTTGCAAGAGTAGGACTTGTTGAGAATCCTCAGCAATTTGGTTCAACTTCTCTTCTATCATCAGATAAAGCAGCTGCTACATATGCATTAAGATTGACAGGAACTGGTTATAGTTCAGTTACTTTTACAGCAGATAGTGAAATTACTCAGACTGTAGGATTGGGATCCACTGCAGTTGGTAGAGTTATTTCATATGATCAAAACACAGGGGTTCTTAAGTATTGGCAAGATAGAACAAATGCAGGATTTAATTCTGATGGTACTTTGAATGCTGCACCAAAATATGGATTTGTGAATATTCCATTTAATGCACATGCACTTTCTAATACTGGAGGAAGTTTAAACATTGTTGGAGGATCTGCAACTTTGCAGATCAGTACTTCATTTTCAGGTATTAGTACTGTAATAAATAATAAGACATATAATCTTGGACAGGAATTTACCATGGGTATTGCGAATCCTGAATCCAAAAAATACTCTGGCAATATCATATATGTTGATAATAGACCTCCAGTAACAAGGTCTACC